GATATAAAGTGGGAGTTACTGGAAAATTGCGAAGAGAGTGTAATGCACGATAAGGAAAATTATTATATTGAAAAATTTGACTCTATAAAAAACGGTTATAACTCTGGATTTGGATCACAAGGGTGCTCAGGTAGGATTATCTCCAGTGAAGAAAATAAAAAAAAACTAAAAACCAGGGCTGATAATATGCCGTTTTTTATGGTTTCATATAAAAATCAACCATCTGTTAATATTGTTACGAATAACTACAAAAGAGCTTCCGATTTTACAGGATTATCTATAGGCAGTGTTCGTAAAAAATTGAGAAACAATAGGAAGTGCAACATGTTTAATTATCAATATCTGGACGGGGGTGATTTATCTCAGTAAACAGTGGACAACCGGCCGATGAAAACACGTTTAACAACGCCTACCTTTCTAGGTTAAGCGATTCTGATACTATAGGAAAAATTGACCTAGCCAATGCCGATACGGCTACAGTTACAGACGTTCAAGGAACTATTAATACTCAAAGAGCGGATATAGATCAAAATAGAACTGATATTGATTCAAACGATGTTGAATTAGCCGATCATGAATCAAGAATATCAACCAATGAAACTGATATAGCAGCAATCCAAGGTGATTATGTAGACCTTGATACAAACCAGACAATCGCTGGTGAAAAAACATTCAGTGATGATGCCGTTTTTAATGGTGACCTAACCGTTAACGGAACAACTACAACTGTAAACTCTGCAACATTAGACGTTGCCGATAAAAATATCACCGTTAATGATGGTGGTAGTGATGCGACCTCTGAGGGTGCTGGTTTAACAGTAGAAAGAGTTGGGACAGATGGCTCTCTCGTTTATGAGGATGCTTTAGATAATAAATTTAAACTAGGTGCGCTTGGTTCTGAGGAAGAGGTGGGATGTGTTATTAAAGACACATTGGTAAATCTGCAAACGATAGTTTCACCATCTACTTCTAACCTATATTTTGCCACAGATACCCTCGATCTTTATAGGTCAGACGGGACAAGTTTACAGATAATAGACTCTGGTGGTGGTTCCACTGTAGAGATTGCCTATATAAAAGATATTAAACCTAGCGGTACTAACGGTGGAACATTTACCGGTGGAGCCACATGGCAAACCAGAGATTTAAATACAGTCGAGGGCGACACGGCAATAGTGAGCCTTTCTTTAAATCAATTCACACTAGGGTCGGGAAAATATATAATTGATTCCAGTTCTCCGGCTAGAAGTGTTAATAATCACAAGGCAAAGATAAGAAATATAACTGATTCAACAGACACTATAATAGGACAAAGTGCTTATTCTGATAGCGCCAGTGCAACTACTAAAGATGCTATAGTGGGCGGGGTTATAACACTAGTTTCGTCTAAAACTTATGAGCTTCAGCATAGATCAGCTTCAACACAGTCTAATACCGGATTCGGTCAACCATCTTCAATGGGCGTAGATGAAGTTTACTCGCATGTTAAAATAACAAAAATAGGATAACTGAATGAGCGATGAAAATATTGAATTACTAAGAAAACAGGATATAGAAAACCGCTTTAGAAGTCTTAAAGATATGAGAAAGGCTTTTCATTCGTTGCACGATGAAGCTAATCCAGAATTATGGCTTAAAAACATCCTTGAATCTCAAAAGGATCATGCCGAAACCGAAATATCAGCGTTAGAGGTTAGGGATAATGAACTAGATCAAGATCCTGTTAAAAAACAAAAGGAATTTATCCAATCTAGGTTAGATGAATATATGAAAGAGGGTTTAACCTATGCTGCTGTAATCGAAGCCCTATGGGAAAAGGTTATGGAGAATAGGCCTGAAAAAGCAGAGGCTATGATACCTATCAGAGAAAGAGTTAAAAACAAGGTGCCTAAGAAATGATGAAACTAATGGCGGGAGCAATTTTATCTGTAATGGTTGGTGGACTTGGTTGGGCCGGATCGAATATGTTTGACTACTCGAAAAGGATAGCTGTTTTAGAAACCAGAGAGCTTAGTCATAAAGAATTGATAATTAGAGTAGATAAAAAAGTCGATAAGGTTGGAAGCAAGCTCGATAAGCTACTAGAAAGGATTAAGTAGAATGGCTCAAGAGTTATCAGCTAAAGCCGAATTAATTTCCCAAGAAACTAATATTGGTCAAAATATAATACTGGAGATAGACGGCGTTCCTTTAATATTTGGAGCGCAGCCTGTTTTTAGAGTTTGGCAAATTGGTGATGACGGCGTCACGATTGGTCAATCTGGATTAACCATTGGCGGTTTGCTTGAGATAGCCGAGAGTCGCGCTTATGTGATGGTAGATGGCACAACTAGTATGATTAACCAGCAGCTAGAATTAGATTCTGGCGGTGCTGGATCTATAACAAAGTTTTCAATTAAGTTGGTCGATAAAAACCAAGAATTAACAAGATTGTTTTCTCCGGGTCAAACATTAACTGATATATTAGGTAGAGAAGCAACCGTGTCTCTTGGATTTAAAGGTGGCTCGCATCCAAAGGACTCCATTAGGTTGTTCGAGGGGATAATCGACGCTCAAGAAACCGGAGCCGGTTGGTGGACACTAACTGTTGCTCATGCACAGCATTTAACAAGATCGAAAATCATTCAACAGGTAAGCACAACCATAACTAGTGCTATAGACGATACAGTAACGACAATCCCTTTAGAGTCGGTTGATGGATTACTAGAACCAGTTGATACAATGAGGACACTTATTCGTATCGAAGATGAATTAATAGAATATACAGGTATTAGCGGCAATGATCTTACCGGTGCTACCCGTGGTGTCGAAACGACCCTAGCCGTTTCTCATGACATAGATACCGAATTACAATCGTATTTTATATTTGAAGATAATCCAATTGATTTAGCCTTAAAACTAATGCTCTCTAGAGGTGGTACACCGTCTTATGAGGGATATAGTATAGATAGATTTGTTCAAACTATTGGTTTAGAGGAAATTGAAAACGCTGTTATATTTTCATCCTCCACATTACAGGATGATTTAGGTTTGGTGGTAGGTGATCTATTTACAATCACTGGTGCAACAAACGCTGCCAACAACGTAACCGATCAGGCCATAACTGGCTTTACAACCGGATCTTATGGAACCGCTGTGATACTAGGTGGTGCTGGTTTAGTTTCGGAAACCACTACTTCGGCGGTTGTTGATATCAGCTCACAATATGATGTTTTTCCGGTTACTAACGGTGGCGTTAGCGCCGGTGCCAACATGAAACCGAAACACGTTGACGTTGCAAGGCATTTGAATCTTAAAGAGTTGTTGATAGCTCAAATCCCCACTATGAAAATTCACAGTGAAGGGGATGAAAATCTAAAAGAGTTTATAGTAAACGAACTTTTTAAACCTATTGGGTTTTACCAGATACCCAAATCTAGATACTCTGTTTCTGCTGTTATCCCCCCGTTAGTGGTAGATACATTAAAGAAATTCGACTCTAATGCGGTTAAAAACCCTGATAGATTAAAAATAGGAAGAACAGTAAATAAGAATTTTTACAATGCTATAGCGTTTAAATTTAATCCCGACCCTATTAATTTATCTAAATTCAACTCTGGCGAAGTGGTTTTCTCTCAGAGGTCGGTTAATAGAATAGATACATACACAAGAACCCTTGAAATTAAATCTAGGGGATTAAAGGGTGATGCCGCCACTAGAAATATTGTTAAATCATTAGCTAGAAGATTAGAGGACAGGTATCAATTCGCACCAGAAACAATAACCGTCGAGACTAATTATAAAACAGGGTTCAATGTTGAGGTTTCCGATATCGTATTGTTTGGTGACTCTGAATTACAGTTAACAGATATAAACGATGCTACAAGAAACTTTGTTCCGAGGTTGATGGAAGTAATTAATAGAAAGCTAAATCTAAAAACCGGTAAACTCGCTTATGAATTACTAGATACTGCTGCCGGTGCCGATGGTAGATACTCGGTTGTTTCCCCTAACTCATATATAGACAGCGGGTCAAGCACTACTAAAATAGTTCTAAAAACATCGTTCGGAACTGGAGAGTTTGAATTAGAGAGGCTCAAATGGGAAAACTTTATCGGAGAAGAAATATTAATCAGATCACAGGATTGGAGCTTTCAAGAGGTTGTTACGCTTATTGGTTTTAGCGATGATTCATTAAAAGCTCTAGATATAACCGCTCTTAGTGTTTCCCCTAGTGAAGATTATCTCGTAGATCTACCTTATTATCCCGATAACGATAATATTGACGATAGAAGGCTTATGAAATCTATTCATGCTTTCTGGACCCCGAGGGTTACGATAACCGCCAATAGTATAAACGCCTTTAGGTTCACAGTGGCACCAGGGGATATTGATAAATTTTTAGTTGATGCCTTTGTTAGGGTTCACTCGTCTGACTTTTCAGATGACAGTGTTGAGTCAGCACTTGATGACGATGCTCAGATAATAGAAGTTGATACAGGTACAAATACGATTATTGTGGACAGAGATTTGACATTTACGCCACAATTAAATGACCAGGTTGATTTGATAGGATTCAAGGATGGGGGATTACCCTATCGCCTCCTATAAAGGAATATTATGGCAGACATATCACCAGCAAGATCGAATATATTAACAGAGGAAACTCAATATCGTTCGGCCGTAAGCGAGGCTCTTTTAACTAAGACCGGTGGGTCTATTAATTTTATCAACAACAAACAGTATGACCAAAGATCATTCCAATTAAATGGCTCTTATGCTTTAGGCGTAGGACAACTTGGTGCTGATCAAATTATCCCACTTCTTTTTGATTGTGAGATTGTTGGCTTCTCTTATTGGAATGGAGCCACGGGAACAAGTGGATCATCTATTTTTGATATCCATAGATTAACGGGTGGGGATACCGATTCGGGAACTATTTTCTCGACTAAGCCAGAGTTTGATTCTACAGCGGCAAATAATACTTATACAGTTAGGGATGTTTTAAATTCAACAACTGTGGCGCTTCCAACGGGTCACACTTTAGCTGTTTTATCGACTACAGAATTCAATGCGGGTGACGCTTTAAGATTAGATATTGATTCAGCAATGCCAGGCGCTTCAAACGCTGGTGTTTATATATTTTTAAGACCGAGGTAATTTATGAGTACATATACAGGTGATGCCACAATAGTGGATATTATTTCAGCTAGTGCAAGCGCCACTAACCAAGTTTCGGTTAATGCTTACACTGTCCCCGTGGGGAAATTTGCAGAAGTTCAATTGGTTAACTGTAGTGGAAACTGTACCAACGGTGGAACAATTAATGGCGGAAGAATAGGCGGTGTTGCAATAGTTAACGACACGCTAGACGATGCCACTAGTATTTCAAAAAGTTTCGAGGATTTTCAGGGCGCAATATGGTTAAACGAAGGCGAGACAGTAGACGCTTTAGCTCAATCCGGGACAGGTTCTATAAGTGTCACAATTAAAGAATATAACAAACCTTAAGGAGGTTTATATGAAAAAGGGATTTTTAAAATCAAAAACATTTTGGTTCGGTGCACTTACATTTGTAGGTTCTTTCGTTCCTTCGGTTTCATCTTTTATCGCGGAAAACCCTGCGACTTTCGGAACTATTTGGGGGTTGGTATCAATCTTACTTAGATCTGTAACAAAAGATAAATTGGTTCTTACTGAGTAATGGTAAGTTCAATCTTAGGACTCCTAGGTAGTATCTTTACTATCTGGGAGCATAAAGAAAAAAATAAATACAAAGAAAAGTATATGAGGCTCGAAAGGGAATATTATGAAGAAAGTAAAAAAGAAAACCCTAGCGATGCTGTTCTTGATAATATTGAATTCGAGTTGCTCCTCCTCGTTGATAGCCTCGGTTCCGAAATTAAAAGATCGTAGAATTAAATTATGCCCACAGGGTATTTGTTACCGTTATGAAAAATGCACCTCTTGGAAGAAAACCATATTTGGTAATAAGAAATGCAAAAAGCGTGAGTATGTAACCGAGCTTTATAATCACGGCACCCCCAACTATATTAAAATCCAAACTCTAGGATTCACCTGTACATCCCCAGCAAGATTTAAGAAATAAGCCTAATTTCACATATTTACAATTAATTATTGTGTACACATAAGTAACACATCGTGGTATATTGTACCCACTCAATAGGAATGGAATTTACATAGGGAGTTTTATGTCGGTAAAAATGCAAACATTGTTCGATTACCTAGAAGCTATCACACCCGTTTTAAGTGACAACCAAAAAAGGCATATAAAAATGCTCGTGGATGATATGGTAGGCAACGCGGCGATGATAGAGAAGGGCGTTGGTTGGAAAGAGGGTTTACTCGCGGGCCGTAAATTAGAGAGAGCTAATTGGTCTGGATGGGCACCGGATGACCTGGTTGCTAGATTTGAACCACTGGAGGATGAATGAAGAAAAATGGACATTTACATATAAGAGCCTGTGACGAATTAAAAGAATATTTAGATGATAATTTCCAGACGATATCGAAAGGTGTTTACGAACTTTATTATACCCACAGGGATTTGCGGAACGCGTTAATAGATGGAGGCCTAGAGTCCCTTGAGCCATCCGATCTAGTTGGTCTTGTTCGTTGCTTAGTTAACGATAAAAAACGGCTTAAAAACAAAATCAAGGCTTCTAAATGAGTATCTATAACGACGTTAAAGAATCCTTAGAACACGGGGTTTTCAACGAGATAGAACCGGATAAATATTACACTCTACACGGTCTTTGGTTGCCAAAAACAACACCGGTGGTAAATAAGAAAAACTGCATAGATAAAGCATTAAAGAAAATATACGGCAAAGATGGGTTGAAACCATTTAGCCTATCTAAAAACGGCAGGACTGAGTTTAAACGATTAGGGAAATATAAATAAGAGAGATTATGAAGAAAGTTAAACATATTCCGGTTTCCGAAATTAAAAATAAATACCATGTTTCACACATGGGGACGATTCACAATATCAAAACAAAGAGAAAGTTAAATGGGTGGGTTTCAAAATCCGGCTATCAATATTTTGACTTATACCTAGGTAAAGAAGATCGTTATTCAGCCCATAGGCTTATCGCTACCTTTTTTATACCAAATCCTTTTAATTACCCGTGCGTGAATCATATCGATGGCGATAAATCAAACAATATTGTTGATAATTTAGAATGGTGCACGCATCAAGAAAACACCATTCATGCCTATAAAAAAAATTTAATAAAAAATAGAAGGGTCGGGAGATTCACCAGTAAGAAACTCGATATGGTTAGGTATTTATATAAAAAATACTCACAAGATGATATAGCGGAATTGCTAGGTGTTACTCAGGCAAACATAAGCGTTGTTTTGAAAATATTTGAAAAATAGATAACCCTAACTTATCTATCAAAAGGAGTTAAGCGTGGAAGATTTAGAGAGTGCGGAGAAGAGATTAGAAAATTTACGGTATAACGATTACAACCAATCTATTGAAGATAAACTCGATGAACTTGTTTACGGTATGTTAGCAATTATTAAACATTTAAAAGGAATTGAAGAAGAGTAATTATAGATAATGTAATGTTATCTATCAAATAATATATAGCGTTAAACCCGCCTAATATAGTGCGTTGATATTCTAGAGATAGTCTTAGATGATTATCTCATGAAAAACTTTCCTAAAAAATTCACACTTACTATTCTCGGTCAAAAGGTTCCAGTTAAAACTACCAAGGAACTACCAGATCACTTGGCTGGGTTTTATAATACCAAAGATAAAGAGATACAGATATCCGAAGGGCAAACCAAGCCCGATGCAGTAATGACCCTGATTCACGAGGCTTTCCATGCGCTTTCTCATAGGGCGGGATTGAGCCAGGTTATATCCCCAGAGATGGATGAAATAATTGCTGAACAAGTTTCGATTATGATCCATGAAAACTTCAACCTCTCTCTTAAAAAGAGAAAGTAGTTTTCTATGAATATCTGTGAACATGGAAACGAAGTATTTATCAATGAAACCTACACTAAGGTTTATACCGAGTGCAAGGACTGTAAACGCGAGGCTGAACGATATAGAGCGCTAGAGCGATTAATGAAGCTATATCCCCATAATTATTTATATTGCTCGAATCATGATTGTAACAATATATTTAATAGGGTGAGCCAGCACTGTAAACGCTGTGGTTCGGAACCTGATCGGGAAGCTGTATATTGAAATTATTACTTATTTACTTATCTTTCGTTTTATTAATACTATTATTTACAGGGGTGTGATTCGATTTACATAATGTTCATAAATGTGTAATAGAGGGTATTCCTTTTTGAGAGTAGGGTGTCACCCTCCCGTGCCCCTACTTTCTTCTTTACAATACAAATCCATCAAGCTAATTACTTACTCGGACTTTCCAAATCCAAAAAATACACACCTGTTAAAATGTATTGCCGTACATATAACAGTAACCCCGTTCATGATCTCGGAAAGTCTCATGAACGGGGTTTATATATCGGAGGCTTAATTGAAATGGTTTAAACATTATGCGAACGCAAATGAATCAGTGGGACTATCTTTGATAATCGAAAAAATGGGTAACGAAGGTTATGGTATTTATTGGCGACTATTAGAAATGTTATGCAGTAATTATGATGGTGAAAGTACCTTGTTTGAGTTCACAACGGGTAGAGTAAAGGCACAGATAGGGTGTAGAACGACCACTAAACTAGCACTCATAGCAGACATAATGACCACACAATGTAGTATAAGTGTTACTTTAAAAAAAGATACCGTAGTCTTTGATGCCCCTATCTTATCGAATTTAAAGGATAGAGACTTTAAAAAGTCGCGCAAAGATCGCGCAAAATATGCGCTAGATAAGAATAGAATAGATAAGAATAGAATAGAAGAGAATAGAATAGATAAGAGTGTTACCAAATCCGGCGCGAAAACCGCACCGAAAATTGATTATCAATTTTATATGGACAACTGGAATAATTATCTAGGTGAATTATTGACGCCTATCAAAATGTTAACACCCAAAAGAAAAACAATGATACGCACATTGTTAAAAAATTACCCTGATTTTAATTTACTAGAGTATTTTGAGATAATAAAGGGTTCGGATTTTTTAATGGGATCTAATTCAGATTGGCGCGCTGGGTTCGATTGGGTTTTTAAACACTCAAATTACCTAAAGGTTATTGAGGGTAAATATAACAACAACACGAATAGAAAAAGCACAGCGCAGATTAAACAGGATAATATGCTTAATATTTTAAAGGAGTATGAGAATGAAGATCGAGCAAGCAATAACTAAATTTTGCGTAGCCAAAGGAATTGAGGTTACGAAAGAACGTGTTGATATCCATTCGGGATACCTAAAGAAATCTGGTTTCTCAGATGGTGAAATAGTTAGTGCATTAGGAGAATTGTTCGGTGAGACTGAGTTTTTCCCAGACGCCAGCTTGGTTCTAAAGAAATTAAAACCTAGCGGTGCTGATAATACAGCTCATGCTCAAGCAATGGTTGATAAAATAATGGAAGCTAACTCGATGTTTGGAAGCCCGTTAGAGGTTAAAGAGTTTATAGGGCCAGAGGCATGGAATATAGTGGAAAGATTTGGAGGTTGGAGCTGTATAACAAATTTAACATATTCAGATCTTGGCACGGCCCGCGCTCAATTAAGGCGAATTGCGGAGAGTCAGGTAATTGTAAAAAATACAAATAAAAGAATTGAGCAATCGGATAATTCTAGTTCAAGTTTAGAGCGTGTGGACTTTAGAAATTTAATAGAGAAATAATTTTACATCATGCTCAATAGATTATAGAACAACGATTCAATAAACAACGGGAGGATGATATGTCATCAGTAAATAAAGTAATTTTATTAGGAAGATTAGGAAGCGATCCAGAACTTAAATACACACCATCGAGTACAGCGGTTTGTAATTTCACCATGGCAACATCGGAGAGTTATACCGACAAACAGGGTGAGAAGAAACAAAACACCGAATGGCATAGAATTGTTATTTGGAGTAAATTAGCCGAGTTGTGTAATCAATACTTATCTAAAGGGAGCCAGGTATTCTTAGAGGGTTCTTTACAAACTAGGTCTTGGGAAAATAAGCAAGGTGTGAAAATGTACACCACCGAGATAGTTGCTAGATCGGTTCAGTTTTTAGATGCGAAATCGGATAATAAGAAACCCGAGGATAGTAGCGCGCAAGAGTTTACTACTGACGATATTCCTTTCTAATGAAAGAGAAATGGAAACTTATAAACAGTTCATATAACTATATGGTGAGCAATAAAGGCAGGGTTAGGTCGTTAGATAAAAAAGGTAAGAATGGGAGATTTTTTAAAGGAAAACTCTTAAACCTTGTCGACTCTAAAGGTTATAGAGTTGTGAATATTTGCTCCGAGGGTAAGCGGAAAATAAACAAGGTGCACAGACTGGTTGCCGAGGCTTTTATAGACAACCCAGTAAATAAACCATGTGTTAACCATATCAACGGAATTAAGCATGATAATCGAGTAGAGAATCTTGAATGGTGTACAGTCTTAGAGAATAATGTTCATTGTTATAATATGGGGCTAAACAAAGGGAGATCGTTATTTGATGAAATACAACTATTGACGATATACACGTTTATAAACAAAAGAAAAACTAGAGAGCTGTGTGAATTGTATGGTAGACCCAGGGTTACAATACAAAAAATAAAACAAGGTAAAAGTTATAAACATTTTTTCGGGAGGATTTTTAATGAATGTGTATGATAAATTACTACAGGTTCAATCAGAACTTAAGGCAGAGAAAGGGCAGTTAAATAAATTTGGTAATTATAAATACAGGTCACTAGAGGATATATTCGAGGCTCTTAAACCACATCTTAGGCTTCATGGACTTCTTTTAAAGTTGGATAATGAAATGGAGGTTTTTAATGGGGCTTTATTTAGGAAGTCAATAGCCACCGTTACCGATATAGACAGCTTAGAAAAAATAACATCGCAGACTTACACACAGGAGTCCATCACCAAAAAAGGAATGTCCGCGGAGCAGTGCTCTGGGTCCACCGCGTCATACGGGGATAAATATGTTTGTAATAAATTATTCCTGATCGACGACACCAAGGATGATGATGCTACCAACACCCATGATAGTAATACGAATTCTAAGGCACCTAAAGGGTCCGCAGAGCCTTCGCAAAAAGATTTACTTGAAAGTATAAAGGCAGAATTAAATCGCCTTACAGATGATTTTAAGGATACGGATTCTTTAGTTGATATTTATAAGATGCTAGGTGTCGAGAACTTTAATCAAATTGTAAACAATACCAAGGAAACGAAAAAGATGGCTCTAGAAGAGTTAAGGGGTATGAAATGAAGATAGAGTTATTAAGCGATGGATACTTTCCGCTTATAACCGGTGATAAAATAGATGCCGCCATATCTCCAGATTCAACCCAAGCGTTTTTCTTTGATTCTAATGGTATGGGTTGGTATGTGCCTAGTTGTGATTTCGTAAAAGTACCCGAGGAGGATTATAGTAAGTCCGTCGTTTCTAATGGTGACACGGCTCTAGCTCAACTCCAAAGGGTTTCAAAGAACATGACTATCGAATTTAAAGAATGAAAACCCATTTAATTAAAAACACCTCAACCTATTGTGGATTACCCGTCACAATTGGTTGGGGATTACAAACAACCACCGATAAAGATTTAGTAACCTGTAAAATATGTACAGCGTTTACTAGTCATAAGAAATGGGACGAGGTTTTTTATGCTAGAAATAATGTTGATAATAAAACTACTGCACCGCGTTCCAGAAATAGATAGAGAAAGAGTGAGTACTTGTATATTCTTTAATAAACCCAAAGGGAGCGTTGATTTATATGAGAGATACAAGTTTTGCAAAAGCGTTCAAAACCCTAATCGTAAAAAGAATCGAAGAGTTGGTAAGTGATGCTCAGGATATAGCAGATAGCTCGAACACCAGGGATTATAAAATAGAGAAGTTAGATGAAAAACTAGGAATGGTCAAACATAATTTCAAATGCTACGCTATGTTTTTCAAAGTTCCTTATGGTCAAAAAGAAAGCATACTAGAGAGCTTGGAAACACTATATAGAATACATTAGCTAATAGATCGGGAGGGGTTTATTAAAGCAATAATAGATTTTGAAGTTTCTTCATTAAAAGACCGCCACCCTATTCAGGTTGGTGTGATAATAACCACCGACGACTTAAAAATAGAACACGAGTTTGAATCCCTAATAGCTTTAAACGGCAATAGTGATTGGTGTAACAATGCCTATGCCGTTCATAAGATAACTAAATCACAATTAAAAAATGCCCCATCCTCTGAGGATGTAGCCCTCATGCTAGCTGGACTTTTTAAGGTTTACGAAACAACCATAGGTAAAAACGAATTGGTTTATCATGCTAATGGTGAGTTCGATATCAAGATCCTAAGTGATCTAATGATTAGAGGCGGTTTAATGGGTCGAGGTATGCCGATTAATTGGTGTACATACAATACTTTAAAAAAGGCTAGAGATAATAAGTTGTTTAATAGTTATAAATTAACCGAGATATCTAAATCGCTTGGGTTTGAATACTTAGCCCACGATGCACTTAGCGATGCTCACGCCACTTTAAATTTAATGAAGGAGCTTAAGAAATATGAATAGTAAAAAATCTCGTGCATATTTCAAGTGTCTCAAGGTGATCAAATCCACAACATACAACACTTGTGAATTATGGAACTGGTTGTTTAAACTCAGAAACAATAACATAATAACTTATGAGCAATTTTTAATACTAGCGGAAGTGTATAATGAAGAAATTTATATTCAACGTGGAGCCGTGTGCAAAGCCCCGTATGACCCAAAGAGACAGGTGGGCGAAAAGGAAATGCGTACTTAAATATTTTGGGTTTAAAGACCAGATAAATATGGAAGCGACTAAACAGGGTTATAGTGTAAAAATTCCACTATCTATAACATTTATAATAACCATGCCAAAGTCATGGAGTAAAAGAAAGAAAGAGGATATGAACGGTAAGCCCCATAAATCAAAACCAGATCTAGATAATCTCATAAAAGCATTTAAAGATGGTTTATTAAAAGAAGATTCAATGGTTTGGCAGTATGGAAAAATGGAAAAGCGCTGGGGTTACGAAGGGAGGATAGAAGTTTATGATTGATGATAAAGACAAAGAAAACCTCGATTTACCAAGTGCTCATAAGGATTTACTGGAGAAATATAAAGAGGCTATAGAAGTGCTAAGGAATATTGATAAATTACCATTAGTGAGCTATCACTTAGAGAGATTTAAACACAAATACAGAGAAGAATTCAAATAATCGCATATCGGGAGGGATGATGACGATACCAATGAGAAATACTGGTTCCGCCTTCGGTAAGGAAGGGAGAGCCGCCTTACCTAATAAGAAAATCAAATGGTGTAGTAAATGCAAAGAAAATCACCCGTCTACTTGGTTTAGGCCTGATCTAGAGCGCCCAGATGGGCTTGATAATAGGTGTAGTGTAAAACTTAGGATGTGCTATGAAGAAATAGATTGAGGCTTGGGTTGTGGGTTACTGATAAATTATTCGGAGAAGAAAATGAGTGATAAGAAAGCGGAGGGGTTTAAGGAGTGGTTTTTGGAACACTCTGAACATCTGTTACATCTAAGTAAAACGAGTGGACTTGAATACCTATATTGTAACCTAACTAATAAACATGAGAAGGCTATATCGTTCTGGCAATTATGCGCAGATAGTAATGGAGAGAAACTCCAAGCCGCCAATAAGAAGCTAGAGTTGCTTACTAAGTGTAGCTGTAAAAAATATTGGAAGCGTATGAATGGTGAAACTCGTTTGGCAACATTAAAATGCCAAGGCTGTAAGAACAAACAACGTGTTGATAATGAATTTAGTGGGAGTGGGGAATGTTAGTTAAGATATTTTTAATAATACTTATTAATTGGCTCCTATGTTTTGGGGTAAAGGTTGAAACTAGGTTTATATCTTTCTACCTTAACGGACTATTTGCGACTTATGAATTTAGTGGGGGTGGAGAGTGAAAGAAGAGACGCAATCGATAACAATAGAGGAGTATATAGAATACAAATCCCTCCAAGCCCAGAATAAGTTACTACTGGAGGCGGTTGAGGCTATAGCCAATTCTCAAGAAGTTTCGCCACATGGGTTTATAGATAAAAAATTACATGAAGCTTTAAAGCAAGTTAAGGATTTAAGGGGTGAATGATTTTATGGAGCAATTTAAGGACGTTAAAATATCGTTTGACTCCGATAGGGATTATACAAATTTAGATTCTATGATTAAATATTCTAAGAATTTAGAAGAAAAACTAAAAGCCTGTGAAGCCGAGAGGGATAAATTAAAAGGAGAGGTTAAATGGTTTAACCAGATACTATCAGGAAATAGTAAGGGTTTAAGTAAAAAATTCCAAGCCCTAGAGAAGATTGCTAGGGAGGGGTTAGAAAGAATTAGAAACTATAATCTACATGATGACGAGGGGTTTAGAATTTTAGAATGGTTAAGAGTAGACGCTAAAGATTACCTAAAGAAAATAGACGAACTAATAAAGGGAGATAAGTAATGTTTAAAAAACTATTTAAAAGTATAAAGTATTTTTTCACTAGAGGGCGAAATAAACCTGTTTATAGATCCGAGGCTAAACCTGTAGAGAACAAGCCAGACGAAACACCCATAATAAGACTACGTGATATGTATCCAAAGGCATCACACCGAGAAGATATGAATCTATTTCACTCTCCTTATAAATTTAAATTTGATAAAGATCACTATTTTATAATTCATTTCACTGCGGGTTGGAGAAACCGAAAGTTTAAGGATTTTGCTAAAAGATTTCTAGAGAAAGGTTTAAACACCATGTATCTAGATGAGTCCGGTATTTTGTGGCAACAGGCACATGGGGACAGGTGTGGATATCACACAGGAAGCAAGTCTTATGTTAATGGTAAGAATATTAGTAAAAAATCAGCAGGGGTTGAAATCGCTTGTGGTGGTAGATTAAAGAATGGGAAAACATGGTTCAATCAAACCATCCCGACCAGTGATAAAAGAACCGTAACCACCGATCAGGGTTATGTTATTGCGGGAGATTATCAGAAATATACAGCGGCTCAAGAGAAGGAGCTTGTTAACCTATTAAAGTGGGTAGTATCTAAAGGTTTACCACCAGAGAATATATTGGGTCATGATGAAATTAGAAAACGTGGTGAAAAGAATGATCCAGGTGGTTCATTATCTATGCCTCTAAAAGAATTTATACAGAGAAAGGTTATAGGAAACTAATAACCAACTAAAATACTCGTTTGACATCATGTTCTATCCCTTAAACAATTAATATAAAGGGATAGCATGATCAAGCATAAAGAAAAAGAGAAGGTATTTATTAGCTTCACTAAGCTAGATGCGAATAGAGAGCATTATCTTAGAAAGTTAGTAGATGGTGAGATAGAAATCTATATCTTCACCAAGGACTTTCCGCCACTAAAGATATCCCTAGCCGAATTAAGCTAGGGGGAAATATCTTCAAATCAATTTTAGTAATTCCGGATTTACATTGTCCCGTAATGCACCAAGATTCGTTTAGGTTTATTAAATGGGCTAAGGATCAATTCAAACCAGATAAGGTTGTTTGTTTGGGTGACGAGCTAGATTATCACGTCCTATCTTTTCATGAGACAGAATTAGAGTGCCCTTATAATGGCTCACAAGAATTTGAAGAGGGTAAAAAGTTCTTCTCGAATCTATACGATATGTTCGATGAAATGGACATACTAGAATCTAATCATGGGTCTATGGTTTACCGAAAAGCTAAATCGTGCGGGATACCTAGAAGTTTTATGTATAGTTATAAGGATGTTCTAGAGGCTCCACCTGGTTATAAATGGCACAATAGCTTAATCTTAAAAGCCTCAAACGGTCATGAGATAGAATTTCATCACGGTAACATATCACCCAAATGCCCTATGAGAAGATCACAACTAACTGGACGCTCTCAAGTGCAGGGGCATCATCATAATAGTTTCGAAGTTAGATGGTGGTTTAACGGGGATAGGTATATTTTCGGATGCACCAGTGGTTGTTTAATCGACGATGATAAATACGCATTTCTTTATAATAAAAACAATTTAGCTAGGCCTATGCTTGGGTTAACCTGGATACACGAAGGTATCGCCTATCCTGTACCTATGGAGCTAGATAAAAATAAGAGGTGGATTCATGCCTGATTATATAATCGATTCTATTTTGGTGTTGGGGTTTTTATCCTCTTTATGGATATTAAAAGATTTTATATGAGGGTTAAATACTTAATCCTTTTATTAACATTATCTAATTGCGTTGTGACACCGAGTAATGATGTTAAATACCATTTCGGAGAGTGTTTAGTTTTAGAGGTTGGAAATATAGAGGGGATACCCTATGAACAATGTCATTTACGATCAAACTAAGTTTACACTGGTTATCTATATTGACTTTAAGAGTAGAAAGGTAAGATACTATAAATTATTGCCAAGATAAAAATCTCTAAGGGGGATTAATGGATCAGGTCCATAACGAAGAATGGCGCAAATTGCCAGAAACTATTTACTCAGTCTCGAGTAATGGTCAATTCAGAAACGATAATAACGGATATATTAAAAAACAGACTCCAACTAAAGATGGGTATTTAACCGTAAATATCCAAGGTAAAACATTTCAATCTCATAGGTTAGTTGCAAAATGTTTTCTAGATGATTTTAGTGAGAAAAAGGTGGTTAATCATAAGGATTTTAACCGGAAAAACAACGCTATGTATAATTTAAATATGTGTACGATTAAGGAAAACGCGCAACATTCCGCCAAGGTGGGTAGATATAGAAGATTCGGGGAACTCAATAATAATTGTAAAGTATCCACCGAGACAGTCTTGATGATAAACACATATTTAGAGAGTGGTCTTAATTGCGCTGAAATATCCAGGAAAACGGATATATGCAGAAGATATATAAACGATATAAAACTAAAAAAGAAGAGAGTTTTATGGAAAGATTAAATGTTGAGTATGTAAATATAGATGCACTTGTCCCGCATCCTAAAAATTGCCACGATCACAGTGATGATCAAATAGATAGGCTTTGTAGTATTATTAAGTATCAATCTTTTAGAAATCCTGTGACGGTTCAAAAGGGTACAAACTTGATTGTTTGTGGTCATGGCCGAACAATAGCAGCAAAAAAACTAGGAATGGAGAAGGTTCCAGTTATATATCAAGAATTTGAATCAGACGCTCAACTATACGCTCACCTTGTAGCCGATAACGCTATCGGTAAGGATACATGGGCCTCACTTGATTTGGGTAAAATTAATATGGATATCTTAGACTTAGGGCCTGATCTTGATATCGAAATGCTCGGCTTAAAAGATTTCGAAGTAGAACCTCTTGATAGGTTAGATCCACAAACCGATGAAGATGCTGTTCCAGAAGTTGAGCATGCAATTACTCGAAGGGGCGACGTTTGGTTATTAGGGAACCATAGGGTTATGTGTGGTGATAGTACGATGATTGATGATGTAGAGAGGTTAATGAATGGGGAGAAGGCTGACATGGTTTTTACTGACCCGCCTTATAGTGATGGTCATGCTGCAATGGGTGTTAATAATATTCAAAAACAAAAAGAGATTAGAGCGAAGGGCGGTAGTTTTGACGCTAGCTTAAAAATAAAGAATGACGACAATTTAGATATAATGCCAGAGGTCGCTGCAAATCTAGATATTATATCAAAACCAAAAGCTCCAAAAATTGTCTTTTTCAAATGGAAGAAGTGGGAAGAGATTAAAGAGCATTGGGGTGTTTTTGGAGAACCATCTTCTTGCTGTGTTTGGGATAGAGCGGAAATGGCAGCTGCTACATTTATTTTTAACCCATGCCACGAGTTTGCCTTTTTTTGGGGTTCATTAGCAGCAAAGAAAAACACCTCCGCTATGTCTAATGTTTGGCGATGTAAAAAAGAGAGAGAAAATAAAACACTTCACCCAACCGTAAAACCTATAGAAATATGCGAAAATGCTATTGATGGGGCTTGTGAGAAAAGGGGTTTGGTTGCTGATGCTTTTCTCGGCTCAGGCTCCACTTTAATAGCTTGCGAGAAAACAAACCGTAAATGCTACGGCATGGAACTCGATGAGAAATACTGCGATGTGATTGTTAAAAGATGGGAAGAATACACAGGAAGTAAAGCGACCCTAGAATCATCAGGGCAGACATATTTAGAATTAAAAGAGGTGAGAGATGGCGCGACCTCGTAAAGAATTAGAAGATATTAAATTCGACGGGTGGGATCAGTTAGACGCTTTAGTCGTTTGGTCAAACGGGGAATATTGTGCCGAGCAATTAGGCATCAGCTATGACACCCTGATTGAGCGCATAAAAGGGCGCACAGGGTTAAGTTTTCCGGAGTATAAACACCAAAAGAAAGAGAAGCTGCGCATCAATCTACTAAAGAAGCAATATGATGTTGCGATGTCTGGAAATGTCTCCATGCTTATTTGGTTAGGTAAGAACGAGTTAGGTCAAACTGATAAGAACGAAGAGAAGATTGTTTCTGAAATCTCTATCAATATAGATTCGGATGACGAACAGCTTTAAGAAAACCAAAATTCAAAAAGCTGCAGTAATGGTCCTATCATCTATGGCCAGATATATAATGCTGTTCGGTGGATCTAGGTCGGGTAAGACATTTATAATCATCTACGCGATTATAGTTAGGGCAGCCAAATGTCCCAACACCAGGCATTTAATAGTGAGACTGAAGTTTAACCACGCTAAAACCTCTATATGGATGGATACTATTCCAAAGGTTTTATCACTATGCTTTCCTAACTTACCGGTAACATATAATAATACTGATTACTGTATCACCCTTCCAAATGGCTCTGAGATATGGGTTGCCGGATTAGATGATAAAATAAGAACAGAAAAGATTCTAGGTAAAGAGTATTCAACTATATTTTTTAATGAGTGCTCTCAAATATCTAGGGCGGCTGTGGATATAGCTTTAACTAGGCTGGCTCAAAAGAGCAAGTTAGCTAAAAAGGCTTATTTCGATGAAAACCCACCATCTAAAAAGCATTGGTCTTACTGGTATTTCATAAGAAAGGTTCACCCTGTAGATGAAAGAGAATTGGATGCTGATAAATACGCATCAATGGTTATGAATCCAAAAGATAATCTTGAGAATATCGACGAAGAGTATATTACCGAGGTTCTTAGTCAATTAGGCGAGAGAGATAGATTAAGATTTGAGAAGGGCGAGTTTTTAGATAGTGATGATGGTTTAATTTACTACGCATTTAATAGAGATGACCATGTTAGAGAGTTTGAAAAGCCGAATCATGTAGTCTGGTGGGTAGGTATGGATTTTAATGTCAATCCCATGACAGCCGTTATTGGCTGGATCGAGAATGATACTCTATTTGTATGGGATGAAATATTTCAAAAACAATCAGAGATACCTAAAGGACAAACGGCTACAGAAGCCACTGGGAATAAGATAATAAAGAAATATGGGTCAGTTGACCGATCAGTTAATCAGAAAACTGGGAAAGGTATAACGGTAATACCCGATTCAACTGGTAAGAAACAAACAACAAACGCCTCCAGGTCTGATATTCAAATCCTTAAACAGCTTGGATTCACTGTAAAAGCCCTGACAAACCCATTTAGAGTGGATAGGTATGCTGCCGCCAACAGCACTTTCACTAAAATGAAGATTGTCATTCACCCCCGATGTAAATACACTATTAAAGACTTAGAGAGTGATTTTTATAAGGAAGGATCGGATCAACCCGATACTACGGACCCTATGAGTGGACACATTAACGATTCTTTAACATACTTGATCTATCGAACCGTAAACCCATTACTTAAAAATGGCTCTAAAATATCTACATTTCAAAGGTAACTCATGGCTGACTTATCATCCCAATCTGGAAGAAAAGAACTAATTTCATCAATCGCAAGAACTGAAAACGTAAAAAGAAAGGCTCT